CTCGGCAAGGACACGATCCTTCACAGACCAACACAGAAAGAAACTCTCAACATGAAGAACATTATTGAGAAGTTTGGCATTCATCCAAACAACTTTGCTCTTGCCCGAGCAATGGTAGGGGACGCCAGCGACAATCTACCAGGTATTAAGTCAGTTGGTCTCGCAACTGTAAAGAAGCGCTTCCCTTTCTTGGTCGAAGAGAAGTCGTACACTATTGACGAGATCATTGACTATTGTAAGAATGTTGATTCAAAATTAAAGATCTTTGAAAACATAGTTGAAGGAGAGGATCTTTTGAGAGAGAACTACAGTATTATGCAGTTGTATTCCCCTCTTATATCGCCGCAATCGAAGAGAAAAGTTAAGCATAATATTGACAATGCGGACTACTTCTTTAATAAGACCGAGATTATGAAGATGATGATGGAAGATGGTTTCGGGTCTTATAACTGGGATTCATTATTTCAGAATTTTAAGCGGATTTCACTTGAAAATAAAAAATAGATAGTGTACAATAGGCGTTCTAATGGGAGAGAACATTGTTAGCAAATCAAGGTGATCAAACCTTTTCAAAATTCGGCAAATCGTTCCAAGAAAGTCTGGTTCAACTTATCGTGGAACAACGGGTGTTTGCTGATCAGATTGAAGAGGTCTTGGACATAAACTTCTTGGAATTCAAGTATCTCAGGGCATTAGTCCGAAAGATCTTCGAATACAAGCAAAAATACAAAACACACCCGTCATATCAAAATCTCGTCACAATCTTCAAAACAGAGTTTGACGAAGAAAGCGATATTCTAAAAAACCAAATCAAAGATTATATTATTCGTATCAACAAGAGTGAAGTTGATGGCGAAGAATATATCAAAGACACAGCACTAGACTTTTGCCGAAAGCAGAAGCTAAAGGAGGCAATGGTAAAGTCCATTGGTCTTCTCCAGCAATCATCCTTTGACGAGATCAGTTCGGTAATCAATAATGCCCTAAGACTTGGATCCGACAACGAACAAGGATATGAATGGATTTCAGACTTCGAGGAACGCTTCAAAGTCAGAGCAAGAAATCCAATATCAACTGGCTGGACTGAGATGGATAAGATATCCAAAAAAGGTCTCGGCAAAGGTGAGTTGGGTGTTGTGATTGCCCCGACAGGTGCCGGCAAGTCTATGGTCCTTGCCCACCTTGGGGCGCAAGCATTACAGGCTGGCTACAACGTTATACACTACACTTTGGAATTATTAGACACAGTTGTAGCAGGCAGGTACGATAGTTGTATCACGGGCATAGAACTAAACGATTTGTTGGATAAAAAAGACGAAATATATGAACAAATCAAGGACATTGATGGTAAACTAATCATCAAGGAATACCCAACGAAAACAGCCAGCGTAAAGACTTTGAGAAACCATTTAGAAAAGATTAGAAAGCGCGGCGGTGAGATTGATATGATCATCGTTGACTATGCAGATTTATTAAAGCCAACATCCAATTATAGGGAAAAAAGAACTGAACTTGAATCTATTTATGAAGAGCTAAGATCACTTGCTTATGAGTTCTCTTGTCCCGTTTGGACTGCTTCACAAACTAATCGCTCTGGCTTGGATGCCGAAGTGATTACAATGAATTCGATCTCAGAAGCTTTCTCAAAGTGTTTTGTAGCTGATTTTATTTTTTCAGTATCTAGAACTATTATGGACAAGGCAAAGAATGGCGGTCGCGTTTTCATTGCGAAAAACAGGAATGGCCCTGACGGCATCGTATTCCCGATCTTTATGGATACAAGTAATGTGAAGATCGATGTGTTGCCAAAGTCAAAACTGGAAGACAATACAACACCGGTGAAGAATAATAGAGGATTGCTGAGAGAGAAGTACATTAAATATATGACTGAGAACAATGGGAGTAAAAATACATGAGGAGTTATGATCCATACCAGCAAAATGTGAGAAGGTTTCGACTTTCAGAGGTCTTTATTGACCAGTACAGAGATAAAGAGGTTCCTTGGGGACCGTTAGGATATATCACGTATAAGAGAACTTATGCGAGAAAACTGGATGAATTTGAGCCTGGTGTTAGCGGTACAGAGGAATGGTATCAGACATGCCGCAGAGTCATCGAAGGTATGTTCACAATCCAGAAAAAACACGTCGCAGCACTCGGTTTAGAGTGGTTTGATACAAAAGCACAAAGGACAGCAAAAGAAGCTTACGACAGACTATTTAATCTCAAATGGACTCCCCCAGGACGGGGCCTATGGATGATGGGAACCAAGTTCGTGGAGGAGCGCACCGGTGCGGGATTATTTAATTGCTCTTTTCGATCAACTCGTGAGATCGACACCAAAGGTGGTTATCTATTTCGCTGGATCATGGATGCTCTCATGCTTGGCGTGGGTGTTGGCTTTGATACTCTTGGGGCCGGAAAGATTTCAATAAAAGAACCTGAGTGGGCAGATGAAGTTTGGTTCGTGCCTGATGATAGAGAGGGTTGGTGCGAATCGGTTCAGATTCTTTTAGATGGATACTTCTTCGGCCAAAAAGTTCCTAAATTTGATTACAGCGAGATTCGCCCATATGGAGCAGCAATCAAGGGTTTTGGAGGCACCAGTTCAGGTCATGGTCCCCTGAAAGAGCTTCACGAAAATCTAACCGAACTTTATAATAATATGATTGGTAAGGAGATCGACTCGACTACTATTGTTGATACAGAGAACCTTATCGGCAAATGTGTTGTCGCAGGCAATGTCCGTCGCTCTGCAGCCCTTGCTTTGGGTGCCTACAACGATATGAAGTATCTTTCGATGAAGAATGATCAAGAGAAACTTTATTCTCATCGTTGGGGTTCCAACAACTCATTTCACGCTCACGTTGGGATGGATTACACTTGGCATGCAGAACAATCACAAAAGAACGGAGAGCCAGGATATATTTGGCTCGATAACGCCAGAACCCGTGGTCGTATGAAAGATGGATACAGGGACGATGACATCAATGTTGCAGGCTTCAATCCTTGTGTTGAACAGCAACTGGAAGACGCAGAACTTTGCTGTCTTGTCGAGACATTCCCAGCCAAGCACGATGATTATGAGGATTATCTTAAAACTCTTAAGATTGCCTACATGTATGGTAAGACTGTCACGCTTGTGAATACTCACTGGCCAGAGACAAACGGGATCATGTTGAAGAACCGACGTATTGGTCTTTCACAATCTGGTGTCGTTCAAGCATTTAATAAGCACGGTCGACGTGAGTTGATGAACTGGTGCGATAATGCCTATGAAGAGGTAAAAGGACTGGATAAGGAATATTCAGACTGGCTCTGCGTTCCTCGCTCTGTTCGTATGACGAGCATCAAGCCTTCTGGCACAGTATCTCTGCTAAATGGCTCCACGCCTGGTATCCACTTTCCAGAGGCAGAATACTATATCCGTCGTATTCGTTTCTCTGCGGATTCACAACTTTTGCCGACAATCGAAAGACACGGATACAAAATCGAAGATGATGCTTATTCACCCAATACAAAGGTTGTGGAATTTCCTGTTCATGAACCTTTCTATCAAAAGGGCAAGAAAGACATTAGCATTTGGGAACAGCTTGAGATTGCAGCACAATATCAACACTACTGGGCTGACAACTCGGTAAGCATCACTTGTACTTTCAAACCAGAAGAAGCGGGTGATATCAAATCTGCACTTGAAATGTATGAAACACGACTCAAAGCAGTTTCTTTTTTGCGCTATGAGGAGACTGGTTACGAGCAGGCTCCGTATGAGCCTATTACAAAAGAAGAGTATGAAGAGATGTCTTCCGGTGTTACACCGATCCAGCGAATTGAGACTGAAGAAGCTGGTAAAGGCACAAAATTCTGTGACGGCGAATATTGCGAACTATAAGGAGGTAAAATGCTATTAGATCCGAGAAACAGACATTTGTTGGTAGAGGTTCTTCCCGAGGAAGAAGAAAAAGAAAAATCAGCAGTATTACTGCCTGATAATTACAGACCCACCAAAAGCCCACATATTGCGGTTAGATTGTTGGAGAGAGCACCCGATTGCAGCATTCAATGTTCACATGGTAGTGTGTTGATTGTAGAGGCTGCCATGCTTAATGAAATTACTTATAATAATCATGTGTTCCATTTAGTTTTGGAGAACTATGTATTGGGGGTAATCGAGTGACTGCGAGCCCGAAGTCAAACAAAAACATTAGTCAATTGAGTGAAAAACAGATAAAAATTCTAATCGAATCAAGGAAGAAAGATTTAAGTCAGCTAGAACAGGGAAGTATTTCTTATATTGTGGCGAAGAATGCAATTCGTCGTTTTGAGAAAGAACTTGAAAAAAGAAAAAACCTACAAAGTCGACAACTTAGTAATCGGTAGTGGTTTAAATGCAATAATTTTTGCATATCTGAACAATTACACGATCATAAATAACAAACTAAAGTACCCCTTTAGGTTTGAGTTCTTCCCAGCAGGGCTGGATCTCTCTTTTCTACACATCCCAATAGGTGAAAAGGAGGTCCAGTCCCGAGAGGGCACAAAGCGCTTCGGGATATCAAAAGTTGACGTTTACAAACACCTTCTCTTCAATCTTTCCCTTGCCGGTCTTGCTCCCTTATCAGATAAAGTTATCTCAGTCAAGTTAGGTGATGGAGCGGTAGAGGTTGTCACCGCTAGGGATAAGTTTGTTTTTGAGTGCAAAAAGGCTTATGTCTTTGACGATGAGAATATACAGAATCTTCCAGAGACTATGGATGTGGTCAATAAAGATGTATATAAGGTTTTAGATTGGATCAACATTAGAAGTTGTACGGCACACCCATATGAATACTTTGTGACACAAGAAGACTTTGTAAATGAAGTTTTCTTTTATCCCTCTGAAAGAATGGATGGTCATCATAAAAACAAAAGAGATATTGTTTCTGTCTCTTATTTGTCACAGGAACAAATACAACAGTATGATTACTCCGACACCTACGCAGTCTTCAAGATTGTGAAGATGATGAAGGATCTAGGTATCAGAGGCAACAGAAACGGTAGAGATATGCTTGACAAAACCAAATATAAGTATTATGCTTTAAAATTGGAGTCTGACAAAAGAGAAATACAAGATATGCGGATAAACCTTTATCAAGATACTGAAAACATTGAGTTTCTATACGAACCAGAGGAAAAGATCTTAGAGAATTATATTTTAGATCAAAAGTCTTACCTACACAAACTAACCCAAACAATGGGTTGGAAACAATACGAGAATAGGAGTGCAAGAATTTAACGAAAGTAAATACTTCCATCTTGCAGGTATTGTTCCCGTTTCTGGACAACAACTCGATTTCAAGATGCCATGGCATGATGCAATGATGCCGATTGCTCAAAACTACCTTGCTGTAGAACGAGCAGTGGTTGAATGTGCTTATGCAGGGTGTGAGACAATATGGATCATATGTCATGACGATATACAACCCCTAATCAGGTATAGGCTCGGTGATAAAGTAAATGATCCTGTTTGGGAATACAGATATAAAGATCCTGAACCTTACAAGTCAAAAAGATCCATACCCATCTTTTATGTGCCAATACCAGTAAAAGACAAAGATAAAAGAGATTGTTTGTCTTGGAGCGTCTTATATGGTGCTCTAGCGGCCTGCAAAGTGAGTGGTGGTATCAGTAAGTGGTTGATGCCTGGCCGATGCTACGTTGCATTTCCATATGGCATCTATGATCCCAAGATCTTACAGCCGCATAGGAAAAAGATCTCCAATAAAAATGGTTTTTTCCTCTCTCACCAAGGAAAGACAATTAAAGATGGGGAATACCTGGGATTTACATTCAAAACAGCGGACATAAAGAAGTTTACAAAGAATTTCAGAAGAAAAGCAACAACTAAGTGGGTGAAACCGTTACCAGAAGATGGCAAAATGAAAACATTACCCATTGACGAGAGATATTCTGGAAGATTCTTCTCTCTAGGGGACGTTTTCGATATAATAGAACTAGA